TATTATTAGAAATTTCGCGATCCAGTTAACCAATTATAAGTTTTTTTGGCTGTAAACTTACGTGTTTCGTCTTCTTTTGTTTCAATTTCATCTTTTGGTATCTTTTGAGATTTAGGTGCTCTTGCATAATAGTCTGCATAATACAATGCATCAAGTATATCATCATTCCTTGGTACTGGATGCTCAAAGAACTCATCCATTATCTCTGTCATCTCTCTTCTTATATAAAGTTTCTTAGTATTAACAATAGGACCTAATGACGTTTCAAGCCTGTCAGCCTTCTTTATCCCAGCTGGAGGCTTAATACCCTTAAATATACCTGGAATCAATCTTCTATCCTGAACTGCCATACGTGTAACCATATCTCTTACCATTTCCTGTGCAGCAACAGTTTCAATTGTAACACGCCTAACAGGAGCATATTTCTTAGCAATGTCAATAATCTTCTGAGGAACATCAAAAGTCGGGATTCTTTCGCGAAAGTATTCAAGAACATATCTATTATTGTTTGAATCAATGCCCATGACAAGGATAACCTGATAGTCAGATGTTTCAGTAGCCGTTGCTGCAAGGTCAACGCCCACATATACATTGATTGGAATAGCCTCATCATTAGTTATGAGATAGGTAAACTTGTCTTTTGCACTAAAAGTTCCATTATAATGCTGTATTCTATCAATCTTGAATGCAGCTGATGATACATCCCTAGCATCATTCATATATTCCTGTGCAAACTTATTAATTAAGCCTGCTTCTGTAAACTCTGCTTTCTTCCTTTCAAGCTTCTTTAGTGAGAATTGGTCTGACCAGAGAGGCTTTCCATCTTCAATAGCTCTATAAAATGTAACATCCCAAGGATATGACCTCTCTTCTTTCTTTGCTTCAGCAGAACCATCAACAATCATCTGTAAGAAACTATCATAATGCACAATAGTACCACTAAGCCATATCCAACCTTCTCTACCAGGAGTCTCTTCAAGCGCAGGAAAGACTGTAGATACTACCCACTTCTTGATTTCACCACGCCTTTCAGGTGTTTTCGTGTTTAATTCAGATTCAAAGTCATCAAGGATGATACCAGTATACCTAACATCTATCTCGGCACGCCCTCTAAGCCTCTGAGTTGTACCTTTAGCAATTATCCTATCTCCCTTAGATGTTACAATATCTTTCTCAGTCCACCTATTTCCTACTGCATCTCCTGCTAAAGTACCAAAATAGTAACGTATCATCTCATTATACTCAAGATGAGTACGTATATACTTGAGATGGTCTATAGCCTGACCCTGTTCCTCTGCTACCCATGCTATGAAATTAGTATCATCTTTAGATGAGAAGCATATCTTATGCATTATTGCTGCTTTTGCAAGTATAGACTTACCAAAGCCCCTAGGCAGTATATTGCATATCCTTTGACCTGGCTTGGTAGATGTAAGCTTTTTAGCTACTTCATAGTGAAATTGAGGAGAATTACTCTTATTTAAGAAATCTTTAGGCAGAAAGGCTCTACCGAAGTACAGTAAGTCATTAAACGACTTACTTAGGATTTCATCTTTATTATCGGGAAGGTCTAAGTTTTTCATCAATTGACCAGATAGGAACAGGAGTTACACTCGTATTACTCTTAATTGCAGGATATGGCAGTATAATCTTTACTTTTACTCTTTTCACTTCTTTAGACTCTCAAGTAATCTTCTCTGCTTCTCTGCAGATGAACGGGAACTATGTGTTCCTTTGGTCTTGCCTGTACGTCTATTGAATACTTTATACTTACTTCCGCTCTTTTTGATAGCATATGGCATACTATACTCCTCTTCCATTGCCCAAGGGTCTAACCAGTTACCAGTCCAGTTAATGAAACGACTATTCTTTGATTCTTTTTTCGGCATGTGCTAGTGTTTTCACCTCTGCAGTACGCAATTGTTCCAACTGGTCCTGTGAAAATCCCTGAAATACTGTTAATGACTCTGTTTTCTTCTCATTAGGGAACATACCGCACAATTTCATAAGTGTCTCTATTGCCCTGAGTTTGTCTGAATCACGTGCCTTGTCCTTATCTATAACTCTTTTAGTACTTTCTACAAGATATTTAGGTTTTATACCTGCTTCTTCTAGTACTTCCTGCATTTCTTCTGAAATCAAGTTTAATATCCTTTCTGTTTTGATGAGCCTGCTTGAGAAATTCTTTGCATATGCCAGGTTATTAGTAGGAAATGCACGTAAATAGGCTTCATCAGGTGATAATCCCCTTGCAATGTACTTAGCAAAGACTATTTCATGCTTTGTAGGCTCTTTTCTATCAACCCTAGCCTTATCAGCATAAGTATCACCATTAAATGAGTATATATTGCGCACTGGCTTACCTTCAAGCTTTGATTTAGGTGATAATGTAACCATTCCCAGTAATGTTCTGATATATTCCAATGGTTTGCTGCGATTCCTAGTCTTAAAGGTAGACCTCTTCAGTATTCTGCATACTTTCTTATCATCAGTGAGAGTCCATGCATTCTCATGCGCAGTTCTCCAGTCATCATGTACATAGCCATTAGGATGAAATGAGAGGAATTCATCCTTATTGTCGTATAAGTGCTCTTCTTTGCCTGATATCTTTCTAATATACATTATTTCTTCACATTCTTCTGCTTGTCTTTACGATATACAACTACATTCTGTGCCTTACGCTCAAGCTTTGTAGCTCTATCATCTCTTGCCATTGCTATTCTAACTAATCCTCCTGCTTTCTTGAAGTCTTTAGAATGCTTACCCTCTACATCTACTACTGTTAAATGCCTTAATCCACAATCACAGCACCATAGGTAGAAGAATCCTGGTACTTCTATATCTACAGGGTCGTTATCAAATACTTTTATATCCATAAGACAAGTTACTGCATAAAGTAACAGCTACCAAATAAAAAATATACTCCTTATAATAAGTATATTAACCCCCTAGGGTTAATATACTATACCTATACCTATACTATACCTATTCAATATAGCAGAGAAATATAAATAGACAAGTATAAAATTGAAAAAATAGCATTACAATGTGTGAGCGTCTTTAAGCGCGCGCCCCACCCCCGTTTCGCTTTTTCAGTCATGGGATTTTTTAGTTGAAAAGCATAAGAGAATGTATGACGTACATTATATATTATGTTCAATAATACATAGATTTACACGCTTATAGTAAAGAATGGGTGCTCATACAATATTTATTACAATTTAACATATTATACTTGCGCACATAACACGCTAACAGTAACTTGTACGTATGAATTATGCTAATATAATTGGATTTAGTCGGGCTAACTGTATTAGTACAACTATAAACGAAAGTGAGTGAACTTAATGGGTAACACTAAGAAAGTTAAAGACATCACTAAGACACCACTAACCACCACTAATACAAACACTGACACTAACTTACCACCAACAATAGACGAAGATACTGTTAAGAGTATTGCTGACTCTGTTAGTTTTGATGGTGTTAAGATTAGCGGTAAAACAAGAGATAGTTTTGAACAACTGAGTGATACGATTGTAAGTAAATTCAGTGGTAATAAAGAAGTTCAAGAAGCTATGGCTTTGTTGTTTAGCTCCGCTAAAGATAGTGGCATTGTAGCTAATGGTGATACACGTGCAACCAACAAAGACGATACACCAAGTATGACTATGTTTCGTTATGGTTTTGCAGAGCTATGCAAAGAGCACTGCAAAGAAGTAACATTACCAAAGTTAGACGCTAATGGTAAAGAGCTTGTTGGTGATGATGGTCAACCAATCATGGTTGCATGTAGCGGTGGTTTCCGTAAACTCAAGAATGGTAATAAAGAATACTTCTTTATAGATAACGATGGCAATACACGTACACCGAAATTGTACTGTAAGAAAGACAAAGTGGAAACTGTTGATACTACTGATGATGATACTACTGATGTTATGGAAACAAGTGATTAATTAACTACTAACTGTATCAGTGTTAACACTGATGGGTGGGATGGTGGAAAAAATTTGAAAGTAATAATTTGATTGTAATACACATACCAACAAATAAAAAACTTATACTAAAAGCCAATAATAAATCCGAAGTAATACTTACCACTTGCTACCAAGCAACACTCAACACTCTAAACGATATACTGACCACTTATAAAGAATTAAATAAAAATATACCACTGTTAGTTATAAACAAAGTGGATAAGTATAAAAGAAAGTATAATTTTAACACTACATATAAGTTTAATAGTTATAACCCATTAGATAAGAGTAACAGACCAAAGTATATACCAAAAGAAAAAGTAACACTTGTAAATAGTAGTAGCACCATTAAAGAGAATCAAAACTTGCTATACTTTAGAGCATTAGCACGTGCTATAAAACGTGAAGATTTACGTTCTATTATACATTATACTAACAAATTAAATAGTATTAACTCATAAGTATTATTTTGCTCATATCAATTAAAGGACTTAAAGAAAGAGGAATGTATGTATAAATTTAAACAAAACTTAAAAGTAACAGACAACAGTATATATTCTTATGACACAAAGGTAGCAGAGATAGACCATAAGAATAAAGAAGTTATACC